AAAGTAAAAGAAGAATACAAAGATTTTAAACCCTTAAATATGAACTTGGCTTTTGGCGAATTAAAGCCTCATCAAGTAAATAATTTAAGTGATGAAGTAAAAGAAAAATATTTTACAAACGAATCTAAAAGTAAAAAGAAAAAGGTAAAAACAAAAGAGGTTAAAGTAGAAGAAGATTTAGATTTTATAGGTGGCAACAATGGGAACTAAAACAGAAAATGTTGATATAAATACAGGTATGTATGAGGAGCTTATTGAAAAGTTAGCTACTATAGAAGATTCAGAAGAACAAGCAAGATTAGTCAAAGAATATTATACTAAAATTTTTACAGTTAGAAGTTAATGGCTACTTATAATTTAAATTATTCTGGAGAAATGAGTACACTACAATACGTGTACTTTTATGAAAACTTAACAAGTGCCATAGATACAAGCACATTATCAGGTAAAAACTTATTGTTTTACATAAGGGGTAGAGAAACAAATTTTATCAGAACTGTAGCGGCTTACCCTACTGATAGTGAAGATTATGGTAGCCCTACTTTTTTAAATAATAATAGATATTGGACTTTAAGATTAACTGCTTTTTATCCTACTACTAGCAATATATCTAATTATGATACTACTAGCAATTTAGCTAAAAGACAAGGGGGAGTAGTTATTCCTATTGGTGATACTTATGATATTGAAGTATACTATACTTCTCAAAGTTATATAAATATTTTAAATGTGGCTAGTGCTACTAAAATACCTGGAATAAATATAGTTTTAAATGTATCAGTAGATGAAACTTTTGATTCTATAGAAACAGGTAACCCTTTAAGTTATTATACAGAATATGCAAATAATGATTTAATAGCTCAAAGTGTAGGCACAAAAGGATATAGTAGTGATAACAATAGAGATAGCCAATATGGAACACAAAATTGGCAGCCAACATATTAATTATGAAGAAAAAAGATAACATATCAGTAATACATTTAGCAGAATATAATCTGCCTACTATTAATGAAACAACTAATAAAGAATGGGTACAGTTTGGATCAGATAATTTATATCCTCAATACTTATTAGAATTATATAATGGTAGTAGTATAAATAACGCTATTATAAAAGGTGTTAGTGCTATGATTTATGGTGAGGGTTTAGACGCTACAGACAGAGAAGAAAGCGATAGTAAAAAAGAAAGTTGGTTAACTCTTAATGGTTTATTACATAATTCCCCAAAAGATACTTTAAAATGCTTGGCATTTGATTTAAAGCTATTTGGGATGTGTTATGTTAATACAATATGGAATAGACCTAGAACAAAGATTATAGAGTTTAGACATATCCCTGCTCAATATATGAGAAGTGGAAAACAAGACGCTTATGGTAAAGTTAATGAATATTACTATAGTGCTGATTGGACAAACACAAGAAAAAACAAACCTAGACACTATAAAGCATTTGACTTAAAAGATAGGTCAGACGCTAACCAAGTATTATGTATAAAAGATTATTCTCCAGGATCACACTATTACGCTACTCCTGACTATCAAGGTTCTACTAGCTATATTCAGTTAGATATGGAGATTGCACAATTCCATTTATCTAATATTAAAAGTGGTATGTTTCCTAGTATGGCTATTAATATGGCTAACGGAATACCAACAAGGGAAGAAAGACGAACAATAGAAAGACAAATAAATGCTAAATTTGGGGGTTCAGGTAATGCAGGTAAAATACTATTAACCTTTAATGACGGAAAAGAAACTGCTCCTGAAATAGTACCAATTAATGCTAATGACAATTCTGATAGTTACCAATTCTTATCTACTGAAACAACTAGAAAAGTTTTAACAGGTCATAGGGTTACAAGTCCTTTGTTATTTGGTGTAAAAGGAGATGGTTCAGGATTTGGTAATAATGCAGACGAATTAAGAGATTCTTATTCGCTATTTAACAATACTGTAATTAAACCGTTCCAAAACACGCTTTTAGAGGGCTTAGAGCCAATATTTCACGCAAACGACATAGGCCTTGATTTATACTTTAAAACGCTTAAACCTGCTGATTTCATAGATATTAGTAATGTTGGTAAATTAGACGAAGATGAACAAGAAAAAGAGGGAATAGATACAGGTAATGAGGGAGAGCCAATTAAAAAAGAATTTGACAAAGATGATAAATGTAATGATATGTCTAAAGATGATGAGCAATCTTTTATAGAATACTTTACAGAAAACGCAATAAAATTAGATGATGATTGGGAAGAATTAAGAGTAGATAAAGTAGATAACAACGAAGAAGATGAGGAAAAATTTTACAAGTTTGCTACTGATGTACCAGGTGGAGATACTCCAGGTAACTTATTACAACAGGCAACAAAAATAGGGTTGTTTAAATTATACTATAGGTATTCTTCTAATTTATCTTCTGATAGTAGAAACTTTTGTAGATTAATGGTGGCTATGAGGAAAGCTAGGAATGTTTATTCAAGAAAAGCCATAATTAATTCAGGTAGTAGAGCTGTAAATCCTGGCTTTGGTAAAAATGGTTCTAACACTTATTCGGTTTGGAATTGGAAAGGGGGCGTTTATTGTCATCATTTTTGGGAGAGAGTTTGGTATTTTAGAAAAAGAGTTCCAGCTGGAGAGCAAATAGAAATAGATGGTAAAACTTATAAAGGTGGACAAGTGCTACCTGACACAACAATTAGAAATTATAGAAAAGTTACAAATGCTTTTGCAGAGAAAATGGGAGCTAATATGCCTTTTAATGATACTCAGGCTACTACCGCTCCTATTAACACTCCAACAAGAGGTAAATACAATTAAAAAATATGGCAATACAACATACATTATTTATAAGTACAGATAGATTAAAAAGAGATTCGGCATTAGGTGGTTCAGTAGATGATAATTTATTACTTCCGTATATTCTTATGGCTCAAGATAGATACATACTACCAATAATAGGAACTGATTTAAACGATAAGTTAATTTCAGACATTCAGGGTAGTAGCTTAACAGGTAATTATTTAACACTATTACAAACATATATACAGCCTTCTTTAGTGCAATTTGCATTTTCAACTGTACTTCCGTTCTTGCGTTTAAGAATGGTGAACAATAGCGTTGTAACAATGGATAGTGAACAAGGAACAAGTGTAAGCCATGACGATTTAAAACCTCTTATAAATGCTAGTATGGATCAGGGTGAGTTTTATAGAGAAAGATTAATTGATTACATTACTAACAATCAATCTAGTTTTCCTGAGTATTCTAGTAATACTGGTGCAGACCTTAACCCTACTACTCAAAATTATTATGCAGGGTTAAATCTTGATACCGCACCTTTAAGTAACAAAGCTAAATCTTTTTTACAGGGTGCAGATATAACTATATGTTGTTAAAATGATAACTAAACAAAAAGTCAAAGAAAGACAAAAAAATATAACTAAATTAAAAACTTATTTAAAACAAAATGGCAAACGTAAAACTAACAGACAAAACAGCCCTAGAGGAACAGCTAGGTAGTGGTGATTTATTTATGGTGGTTGACGCAAACGACACCACTTCCTCTAGTGCAGGAACAAGTAAAAAATTTGACACAAAATTCTTATTACAAACTGATAAAATTTCTGTTACTAATTCAGAAGTTGTAAATCTACATAGCACACCAAGAACATTAGTAGGAGCTTTAAGTGGTTATATGATTACAGTTTATAATGTTACCGTATTGTGTACTTACGCTTTATCAACAGAAGCCTCAAGTAATGATTTGTATTTTGGATATGATGACTCTAGTAACTCTTACTATTGGAAGTATTTAAGAGATTTTATGAACTTAAAAACAGATAATTTAAGTTATTCTTTACAAGCAGACACAGCAGCAGGTGGTACTTTTAACGCTTCAATTATAAACAAGCCTTTTATAATGTGGTCTAATGCAGCTTTCACAGGTGGTTGGTCAGCAGAGGTTTATGTTACTTATGCTTACACTAAAATATTATAATGGACACCTCTAAATATATATACGCTTTACTAATAATGGTAGTATTAGGATTGGGTACTTGTAATGCACAATTTTTTAAATACGCTACTTTCTATACTTCTATGAGTATGAATACAAGTATGATAGAAGATGAAGATTTTATAGCAATAAATAAAGGATATGAAGAAACTACTCAAATTAATGAATACGATTACAATTTCACTATTGGAATACGCAAGATTGCTAGGTTTGATTTTGAGCAAAAAATTAAAAGTTGGTACTATGGTGATGAGCAAAGCTACAGCGATAATACTCTTATTGGTAATAATAGTGGTTGGGAGTATTTACTTAATTATTCTTTTATACGCCACCGTTCTGAAAAATTTACTAATCAGGATTTTTGGATTAGATATTTAGGAAATAATGGAGTTACAAAAATTCAAGTAAAAAATGATGAAGCTAGGGATTTACAATTTACATCATTTGACACTAGGCATAGAATTAATAAAGGTCGTTGGGATTTTACTATGGGTATTGTTGGTAGAAGCCATAGAGTGTACGGTTACAATCCAATAGAGGACACTTGGGAAAGTGGAGAAGAAAGTTTTTTTGATTTAGCAGAAGATTTTGGTTATTCTAGTGAATTTGTTAATGGTAGATTTCATTGGTTTAAAAATGGAGAATTACTAGCTACTTCAAATGATGAGTTTTTTAAACACTATTTTGGTTCAGCAATAGCAGAATATAACAGAAACGAAATAAACGCTTTAGGCAGCGTCTATGAGCTTTCTGCGGTACTTGGAGTATCTTATTATAAGTATAGTAATGACTTTTGGTTATTAAGTTGGGTAAATGTAATGCCTTATCATTATGGATTAAATGATTTTAGTTATGACTATGAGCAACTGCCTATAGATTTAGATTTAGGGCTTGTGACAGGGTGGAAAATTACAAAGTCATTAGGAATATTTATAGAGGGTACTTATTTAAGGTATTGGGAAAAGCCTATCTATGAATGTAAATTAGGGTTTAATTATTTAATATTTTGATTATGAGAAGATTTCATTATGGTTGGGTTTTATGGTTTTTTGTTTTTAGTTTTGGCTTTAGTCAAACAAATTGTGAATTATGCGTAGAACAAAATGGGTTTTATTGTGGAGATGATGAAAGTAATTGGACGCAATATAGTCCTAATGGTTGTGTTCCTAATGGTCTTAATGGTCTTTTCTACCTCAATGATGGGTGGCTTGATTGTGTTGATGGTAGTGATGAACAAGAAGCTGTTGCTACTACTTTGGAAGATTGTCAAATATACAATTTCAACGATACTATATTTATTGTTGATACTTTATATATTAATATTACTGACACTTTAACAATAACAGAGTATATAGATTGTCAAACAGGTTTGCCTTGTGAAAATATAGGCATAATTGAGATACTTAATAAATCTCAAAACGAAAATAAAATATATAATCTTGACGGAAAGGAAATATACAGAAGAAAAGGGTTATATATAGAGAATGGAAAAATTAACTTTAAATTAAAATAAAATATGAAACAAGTAATAAATAAAATTGTAAATAGTCGTAAGTTTTGGTATGGGTTTTCTATACTAATGGTTATAATGTTTTCAGAAGATTTAGGAATTTGTGCTACAAAAATGAATAGCCTATTGGTTGTTGGTGTAGCTCTAATTATAGGTCAGGGATTAGCAGATAAATCTTGTAACAAATAAACTAAATGGCTACAGAAGTTTCAGAATCATCTAAATTCACTCTATCGTTAAAAAGCATTATCGCTATAGTTGTTTTAGTTAGTAGCTTTGTAGGACAATATTATGTTTTAAGTAATGAAAT